GGTCATATAACCAGCCTGCTCCATCTGGCGGTAAGCCTTTGCTTCCTTCAATGGATCAACCCAATCCCATCCGCGTGCCATCCATCGTGGAGTGTCGTAACGCTCAGGCCGTGCGTCGTAATCATCAAAAGGCAGTTCACCGGCTAATACAGCAAGGTCAAGCCATTCGCGAAACACACGATTATGGAAGTTTTCAATCAAATAAGACTGAATAACCTTCCAATGCTCGCGATCTTCAAGCAAACTCAGTCTGCTGCTGCTGTAATTCGTCTCGCTAAAATCACGACTCAGCGTCTCGTAAGAACAACCAAAACCTGACGCAAAACGCCGAACCTTATTTTTCACAAACATCTCGTACTGCTGATCAGGCGAGCTGATGTTTGGCACGCTTACGTTCTGGCCAGGCTCTAGATATTTCCACATGCCAGGCTCAAACTCGCTAATCCTGCGGTCAGCCTCGACATCATCGCCTTCAAGTTCGCCTTCTGGGCTTGTGACGAATCCCATCACAGAAGCTCCAGCACGGGCACGAATCACAGCGGCCTCCTCGTAACCCTGTAACTGATGAGCATCAGCCATCACTGAATGAAACCAAGGCACTCCGCGATGCTGTTGCGGACGCTCTGGAATAAACAGGTGAATTACGTCTTCCGCAGGCAGAAAAACATGCTTATCGCCTTTCTGAGGTGCATTTTGGAACCAATAGTCACCAGGATGACGAGTTAAGAACGCATAGCGAACAGGACGACCCCATTCATTGATCTCAACGCCCATCCTCCACTCGTTGAGCTTCGCAAGCGTTGGTCCTTGATACTCCTCGTCGAGAACATCTGACTCGATCATCTCAAGTGCTAGTGGCACCCTGCTACCACCAAATGGGCGACGAATAATGCGGAATAACGCCTCACCTGACTCAGGCAAAGCACCAGTCGCCAGCCATTCCATCATGTGGAAGCTATGCCGTCCCGCAACATCGCAATACTGCGCACGGGTCCATAAATGCCACTTTTCCTCGATCAGCCGATTGATTGCTTCACTAGGCTTCCGGCCCCGAACCTGCTGGACCTGGGACTGAAGCTTGATGCCACTGCCAACAACATTGACCTGAGTGGTGCGCTTAGCCTGTTTTGCATACGGATTATTCCGTACCATCTCACGCGAACGGTCGCGCAACTTGCTCAAGCTATTGCGAATTTCCGCGTCAGCACTGGCCCTAGTGCTCATCCAGTCGCTAGTAAGACGCGAAACAATCGCACCCGCATAACTACGGCGACGGCGAGGTTGCTCGCGAGGGACTCGTTGCAATCCGAGCGTTCTTAGAAATCGTGTACGGAGTCCCATCAGCTTCTATTAAACCGGACGTAGAGATTATGCGGATCGCCAAGGCCAGAGGCAATCAATTTGGCTTTATTCTCCTTCGCCACAATAGACTTCAATCTTGACTCAAGTTCAAGCAATTCCGAAAGATCATATCGCTTTAAATTACGACTTCCGATTTTGTACTCAGCGACAGCACCGCCAGAAACGATGGACCTGATTGCTGCTTTTACCGCATCAAGATCTTTCTGCGCCTGTGTCCTGCCATCAAAAGCTCCAGGTGTGCCCGTGTAGGCCAATGACGGGCGAACCTCAACTTGACCTCGGCTGTATTCCTGAACAGTGTTATCGCTTGCCTTGGTTAAGACTGCTTGAAAAAACCAGCCGGGATTGGCGATCATTGAGCCACTAACGGCAGAAGATAAAGTTGTCTTCCAGCCGCTGTTATAGGCAACTGCTGTTGCTGTAACGCCCTCTGATTCAGCGTTTAGACGAAAATAATAAACTAAAGAATGAGTGGAGCTGGTTACAGCATCGCCAAACACGTCAACAGTCTCGGCATCAACCCATACCGCATCCACGCCGCTTGTTATGGATGGAGGGATTGCCATCTACATAAGTCACTTGATATTGAGCAGTCTAACTCTTACCACTGATTAACGAAACTTTTCTGAGTTCGCTTAGCCGAAACTGCACGCTTGGACTCTTTCCGCTCTTCAGGTGTTCTTTCCATCTGGTCCCACAACGTTCTGCGGTCTTTGATTTGATACACGCGATTTAAGGCCGCGTAAGCATAAACAAGCTCGTCCAATGCTTCGTTTCTTGCGCTGCTCTTTTTTACCCAGATTCGCTCAGGAAATCCATTCCTGAATCTGAGCACCTGTTTTTCTGCAGTCAACTCCTCGAAATAATCTTTATCAACCGTTGGATAAAAATGCAAATACCCTGGGCCGACATCGTTGTGCTTCAATCTGCCGAACAACAGTGACTTGATCGTGTCCGATCCAACAGGGAAAACCTGAGCACCTTTCTTGAGGGTCTTGCCCTGCGCATTCAGGTCAACCTTGCTCGCCTTGCCAATTGGCGGCTTGTTCTTGGTTGACATGCCCTTAATTGCAACAACACCCAAGCTCTGACGCTCTCTTGCGTATTGGTACACCTCACTGGTGTGGTGACCACCAGAGTCAATTGCTACCACCATTGGCTTCAACTCACGACCATCTTCAGACTCATATGGAGTTTGCACAATCTCATCCAATTGCTTCCACACTTCCTTGCGTGACGGATCACCGTAAATTTTCACCCTATCGATCAGCCAACCTTGCTCCTCACGGCCCCATCCCCAAACACTGAGCGACAAGCGGTCGTCCTGGGTGTCGCAGCCAACAGTGAGCAACAATGCCCCTGAAGGCAGCACACACCGCTTGTAATTTTCTTCAGCTGAACGTTCGCTACGAGCATCTGCGCCCACCTTGGACGCATATTCGTCCTCCCACGTTTCTCCGAGGACAGTGTTGACGAATGTCTTTAACTGCTCTGCGTCGTTCTTCGCATCAAGAAACTCCTCGACCAGCGTTGACCAGCTTGCGTTTGGGCTGTAGCTGTACGCCGCCCAGATATGAAACGAGACGTGCTTACCATTGCCAGGCGCGGTGGGCCGCCACTCACCGCGTTCAACCATCCAACGCTTCTTCGCTGCTGGGATCCATACGCCACAGCCTTCGCAGCAGTAACTAGCAGTGTCGGGATCGTTGTCGTGCCACTTCATGTTTGCCCATTTCAAATACTGCATATGTCCGCAGTCAGGGCACGGCACGAAATAGCGCCTTTGATCACCCTGTAGAAACATTCGCTCGACACGGCTGAAATCTTTAACCGTTGGCGTTGACCCCGCCACGATTTTTCTGTTCCAGTAATACTCAGTACGCCTAATCCCAAGCTTGATCTGATCGCCCTCGGTGCCAGCTGAAGGTGGATAGCCATCAACCTCATCAAATAGCACCACTCGCCTGCTCACGCGCCTAAATCCACGCGGACTGTTAGCGCCCACCAAGCTCAAGCTCCCGCCAGGGAACTGCTTCTGCAGGATCGTGTTGGCTCCGTCTTTTGACTTGGCCTCGCTCACTACACCTTTAAGGCAAGGCGTGTCGCGCAACATTGGCGCGATCTCTTCCTTTGAATAGCCCTGTGCATCCTCAATCGTGGGCTGCACAATCATGATCGGACATGGATCCTGGTGAATATGAAAAGCCGCGACGTGATTAAGAATTTTGCTGTACCCGACACGGGCACTTTTCATCACGCTGATCTGCTCGATCTTCGGATTAGTGATTGCATCCATTATTCCTTTCTGATATGGCAGCGTGTGCCATCTACCGCCTTCTGCGCTTGATTCTGCGCTTAAATACGCATAAGAGTCCGCCCACTCACTTAAAGTCATCTTCTTTGGCGGTTTAAACGCTAAAGCGGCTGACTTTCTTAGTTTTTCTACGTTATTCGCTGTCACCAGCTAAATCTTCTAAGGCTTCGCGCACAATATCATCTAAAACACCAATAGCGTCTGTGTCTAAGTCTGGTATCCGCTGTTTTGCCTTGGTTGGTATCCCTAATAGCTTTGTTCTTGCGCGGGTGATAATTTCTGACCACTCCAACGCGATGTCTTCTGCTTTGACCAAGAGTCCCTCTTTTTGTTGTCGGTCAAGTTCAAGCAATTCTGCCTTTAAGTGCTCCGTTCGCGCACGGGATTCGTCATAGTCGGGGATCGACTCCTGAGTCTTGCTGATCCTTGGCTGCTCCGATCCTGAAGCCATCCTCTCCTCGCGACTGCGCAAAGGCTTCTTTTCTTTGCCTTGCCCGGCGGCTTTAGGGCCGATACCAATTCTCGTTTGCGTATTCTTGGCCCACTCCTCTCGCATTGTTTCGCTATCCACAACAGGCTTGCCAGATGAGTCTTTCTTGACCGATAATCTTCCGCTTTTTACTGCTGCGTATACGGCTTCGGGTGATACGCCCAATGCGCGTGCGGCTTCGGACCTGCTTATTA